AGTCGTGATTACGCCGGTGTCGATTATTACCGCTACCGGGATCTGTATTCCGCTTGGTTCCGGCGCTCCCATTATTGCTTCCGCCAGCGCTACGGCAGTTTCCAACATCCACCGCGCCATTAGCCGCATCTCATTAGCCGAATCCGTCATGGCCGCTTCAAAATCACCTTTTGCCAGTTGCAGTTTCTCGCCGCTCGCTTGCGCTAACCCCGTTAAACTTGTAAATTCCTGGAAGGCCGTCGCCAGCATAGCTTCCCGCATTGCTTTCTGCGCTTCCACAAACAAATGTGGGCTGACCGGGTTGCTCTCCGTATGACTTGCACTCCCTACCGCAGTCTCGCTTCCATCTTCGTCTATAATTGTCCTGGCTTGTAAAAAGTGCGCCCGACCCGGCCCCCGGCTAAATGGCTCGCTAACGAACTGCTCCTGCCCGCCTTCCGTTTCCTGCCAACTGCCCGGCGGCATGATGCCCATAAAGTAATCTTCCCGCCAGCCCGATGAGCTGACCGCGCTCTGGAAGGCGGTTAAACTGGAATTCATGAACCGCTGCATACTCCTCAGTGAAGCGTCTATCAATAACGGCCGCTCCATTTGGTACATTGTCAGCCGCCCGCCTAAATTTAACTCGACCGACCCGGCCTTTACCGCGTCACTGGCAACTAAACTCTCCAATACGGTTATTTTCTGATCGTTCAAATAAACCAGTTCCGCCCGATCAAACTCGTCGCCGCCGAATTCTTCCGTCCACTCTACAAATCCTGCCGGCTCGTAGCCGCTGTCTGCATCTGTAAATACCACTCCCTGCTCGCTGTCCGGGCTTTCCAATTCAATTAGATCCAAAGCCATGCCCATATCTTCCGCTTCGGCTTTCCCGTTGTTTAACCGCTCTTCCGGGATGTAAAATCTCAATAAACCCCGACCGGGTATGCCGTTATCTCCGCTCCAGCCTGATTTCTCCAATGCGTCTGCTACGGTGGAGATTACTTGCTTGTTCTCCAACCATCGCTCTATATGCCCCCTCAACTCTACCGCTTCCGCTTCCGCTAACGGCTTGCTCTCCGCATCCAGCAATACCCATGTCCAGGCGTTCCCCGTTAAGGCCCACCTCTCCCTCAACCGGATCTCCTTTAATGTGTCCCGGCTCACGAATACCCGCTCGATATCGCCCAACACACTATCAAACACAGGACTGTTCGGATCAGGTAATGGCCCGCTCCATCCCTCCCCGCCCTGCCAATGATCGCCTGCCGCGTACAGCGCGTTGCTCTCGTTGATCGCCGGGATCTTGTCTCCTAAATCTTCTAGTTCCAGTTCCGGTTTCATTGCTTTCTCCTAATAGGTTATTGTGCTTACTCGCCTTCTCCTGGCGCTTTTGTTTACTATACTACTCCATGTCAAGGCGCCTGCCGCGATCACGGCTACCATCGCCGCGTCATCATGATCCCCCTCAGGAGCCGCCATTGTGTTTGCATCTATATTCGCCAACTGCGCTAATATCTCTTTGCTCCTGATGCCAATCTCCCCGCTTTCCAACATCTCAGCCGTTTTATCCATCGCCAGTGTCTTTGTCCGTACGCTCGTCAACCAACCCAGCTTTTTGTCAAATGGACTCTTATACAACCACTTATATCCGTAAATCTCCCTCAATGACAATATCACCGCATGACCGTGATTGTTTCTCTCCACACATATCGTGCTATCCCCATACGCAATAGCTACCCGCCATAAATGCCCCGCAAATGCGCTCGGCTCCCATTTCGCCATACCAAAAGCCGCTTCTTCCCACAGTAATGTGTCCCATACGGCAAAAGCACTCGGATCGCTCCCCACATCTCCCTCGGCCGTATCTGCCGTTATCAGGTAACTCCGCCCCTCTACCGGCTTCATGTAATACCTGACCCCCCGAATTACCGGAAGACCGCTTCGCCCGTATCGCGTCAACTCCGTATCGTCTATTGTCGATTCCCGTATCCAGGCCGGATCGAATCTCTTTGTCGCGCTTAATCCCGCTAGTGCCTCGTCTGCTACCGCCGGGTACTCTTGCCACAAATCATCTTGCGTCTTAGTCTTCTTCTTATGCTTATACCATGCCGCATCCCTGCTCGGCCTCCCGCTCCAAGGGATGAACATGGCCGTATAATCTGTCTGCCCTGCTTTCGTCCTTCTATACAATGTCGCAAAGCCGTTATTGGGAACTGCCTTATCATTGGTACTGATAACCACTAGCTTCCCGCCTGCGTCGGCCGTTTCTTCCGCTGCGTTCATTAGCTGGGAGAGGAAGGGAATAAAGGCAGCTTCATCCACGATCACTAAACTGGCCGTAAAACTCCGCCCACTATGCTTCGTCGTCGTGAAGCTCTTTGCTCTGCTGCTGTTGCTCAGTTCCAACTCTTTCTCCAACTCTTTACTCGCTCCGCTCTGCATCCATTCAGGAAGCCGCCGCCTCATGCCCTTTAACCGCCGCATCAATTCCCGCGCATCATCATCTGTCTTACTGAATATCAAGATCACGCTGCCCGGCTTGGTGATCATTAACCACAAGGCATACGCCAATGTCAGCCAACTCAAGCCTAACTGCCGCGCTTTCAAAACAATCGTCTTTTTATTCACCGCCAGCACTTCTATCGCTTCCCTTTGTGCAGGCCATAACTCAAATGGGAACCAGGCCGCTCCCTGCTTGTTCGGATCGTCTATTTGACAATACTTGTCTACGAAATATCCCGGACTCATGCCGCATTTCGTTAGCTCTAATGCTATATAATCTTTTTCGTCGCTTATTATTGGCGTTGCTTTGGCTATTTGTGCCTCTTCGGCGGTTGGCTCTTTTTGGGTCGCTTGCTCGGTTTCCATTCCCCCACTATAGCAAACTCCCCCCCCTCTGTCATATCCAGCCGAATAGGGGCTGTACTTCTCCGCACTTGCTGGTAGCCAACCTTGATGAACCGGCCGCATTCGGGACATCTCCGTAATACCCAAACCGATCCCTGTGTCGCGAATTCAAATACTACTATCGGATCTCCTTCGCTGTTCCAGGCCATGCCGTCGTTCACTTACTCTTTTCCTCTACAATTATATGGAAGGTGGCGTTTTTGTGTGTAACCGTGTCTGTTATAGAGATTACCTGCACCGTTACCTTCATCACGACGTTGTTTAGCCACCACTCGACTGCTTTCGCCATTTCTGCCTGACTTAATGTGATCTGCATCTTGTCGTGGGCAAAATTTTCCGTTCCTTTCAATGTGATGTTTTCCATTTTATCCCTCCTCGTTGGTTTCCTTCTCTACTACTATGTTCGTCAGTATATGAACCCACGCGCCTTTATCTTCAATGTACTGGTGCTGCACATCCACTACTCGCCATTGTTCCGGCTTCCCCTGCACGAATACCATCTCCCCTTTATGGATTGGCGTGGCCGGGTTGAATATCCCGATATCTTTGCCGTCCATGATGATTACGTAATCCACTACTCTTCCTCTTCCCCTTCCCAACTCCACTCTATCCGGCTGCTGCCCCAACTCTCCTGTATCGTAAGCCCGCTTTCCTGCTTTATGCCGACTACTTTAATATCCTCGTCCCACTCTACTTCTTGAAGTGCCTTCTTCACAGCAGCTCCCATGATCACATCTTCTACTTCGCTCGGCGCTTCCTCCCTTCTCGACCACACCACCCGCCCGCCGTCCTCTCCCGGCGTATATCCGATAAACAGATCGCCCGGCAGCTTCCTGCTAGCTTTTTCGCCTTCCACTATCAAACGCTTCATCATCACTACTAACTTGCTCTTCTTTTCGCTCATTAAAATGGCGCTCCTTCTGTCGATATTCCTATTATCTCTAAACATTCTTCAAAGTTTTTCGCTATGTCTATCTGGCCCGTCCATTGCGTGTGAAACTTCTTCTCAGCCGGGGTTAACTTCCTTTTACTCGGTGGAAATTCCCCGTTCTTGATCTCGATTAGATAGTTTGTCCCCCGATACCCGACTACAATGTCGCCAAAACCCTTGCCCAGCGCAGCCGTCGAGACTACCTTCACCCCCGGTATTCCCCGCAGTTGACTGACTATCTCAGGCTGATTACTGTCTACTTTCGCGTCTATCCTCATTTGTTTAACGCCGCCCTGTCCGCTTCCTCTCGCCGGTAATCTTCGAAGGCATCTTCCAATAACTCTTCGCTCAAAAACTTCTTGAATCCGATTGCTTCCGCTATCTCTTCACCGTACGCTTCCATTTCTTCCATTCTGCGCTCTATTTCTCGCAGCCTCTTTAGCTCTTTCCTTAGCGCTAATGCCTCGCGAGCTTCCAGGTGTGTGTATTTTCCCCCTTTTCCTTTACCCAACTTCTTCTCCGCCATCTCTAATGATGTTTTCCTTTCCCGCTTCTCGCTCATGCCGCCACCCAAAAGATTACTTGCAGCCCTTCCGCTAAGATGCTCTCGAAGTCGCTCATGTTCTCTTCGCTCAAACGAATGCTGCCCGGAAAGACGCTGCCCGAATGAAAATCACCCGAACCCACTTCTAAATATTTCTCGCTGCCGATTGCCTGCCCCCCGATCTTGAAGTCGTCTATTACTAATTTGATTTCGCGCTCTTCGTCTACTTTCCCCTTCCTGATTTCCGCCATTAGCTTCTGATGTACCCGGTAACTCACGTTTGCCGCTTCTCCTGTTTCGATTTGGCTTACGTAGTTGCGACTGATCCCCGCCCGTTTCGCTAAGGCCGTCTGGCTCACTCCGTTCTCTCGCCGCCATTTCTGGACGGCCGCGCCGATGTTCTCTTCTCGCCTCGCTTGCGTTGCTACGAATAACCGGAACTCTTCCCGGCTCATCTCTACTATCTCCCCTCCGCTCTCGCTCTCGCCTATCCATTTCATTCTGTACCTCCATTATCATGTTTCCTATCCATTCCGATACTTGCGGGACAACTGCGTTGCCTAATCCTCTAAGTCTGTCCACCCGCTTGGGTATCCTTGCAGCCACTCGACCCACGTCGGGTTCAGTAGGCCACTTTTGACTCTCTTTTCGCTTCTGTGGACTACCGCTTCCGGGAGATCTATCACGCCCCGGTTTTTCCTCTTCTTTATCCGTGCCTCTATTTTCGCCGGATCTGTTCCTCCGCTCCTCCAGTCCCTCGCCTTCGGGGTAGGCCACAACAAAGATCCTTTCTCTCCTGTGCGGGGCATCGACACCGCAAGCTGGTAGATTGAACGTCGCGACTTCATAACCCGCACTTTCCAGGTCAGATAACACTTGGTCGAGATAGGTCGTGATGATTCCAGGAACGTTTTCACCAATAACCCAATTGGGCTTGAGTTCTTTAATAATCCTGAGATATTCCGGCCAGAGGTTTCGGTCATCTGCCGCGCCCTTTCGCTTCCCGGCAACACTATGAGGCTGGCAAGGGAAGCCGCCGACAATAACGTCAACTTCTTTGAGATTGTGTTTTCCAACATCTTTCACATCCTTGTATTTCGGCACTTCAGGCCAATGCTTCGCCAATACCCGCCTGCACCACTCGTCTTTCTCCACCTGCCATGCACATGACATGCCTGCCCGATCAAAGCCTAAATCGAAGCCGCCTATTCCGCTGAATAAACTGCCGTATCTCACTTGACGCGCTCCCCTAGTAAAAGAATATGAATAGCCAATCGCTGCTGTTTATTTCTATGTCAACGTTGATTTTCGCGAGATCGTTTCCGTCATCTCTTAATCTGGATAGATACTCGGATATTTCGTGATTATCTACAACTATGTGTCCTGCTAGTTTTCGCGATCCTATTCCCACTTGGATTGAACTCTGATTGTGTTTTAGATCGCTGGATTCCAGCAGCCTCTTTAGCGCCTCCCCTGTTATGGTTCCCTCGCTTTTTCCTAGTGCCTTCATGCGGTTTAATATGTTCGTCCAGTTTAACATTTGTCTTTCCCCTTTCGGCCTGCTCCGGCCTCTTGTTTAATTCACCCGTATTGTACCAGATTCCCCCCAGCTTGACAAGTATAGTGTGCAGGCTCGTTCTCTTCTCGTACATGGTTTCCTGCTTCTTGGGAGAGATCATCACGTAGTCTCTTTTCCACTCCTTTCTGCTTGTTCCAGGAAGTAGCCCAGCTGCTTGATAGCCTTGTAATTATGGCTACGGGGTTCTGTTTTTAGTAGGGAGAGGGGAGTTGTAAAATATTTATTTACTACTGAGCTTGGAAGAAGAGGATTTTACTTCCTACCCCCTGGGCGCAACGGTTCAGAGACACCCCATTAGTCTACGTTATCTACATAACTCGGCACTCCGGCCGGACTAATGGTAGTACCTTATATCTATGTATGTTCTTACTACGTAAGTACATACATACAAACAAATTAGTTTTTGAAACTAATTTGTTTGCGTTACCATCCCTACCAGGCCACACACGTGCGAAAGCGTGCTGTGTGTCTGGTAGGAAGGGTATCCACACTACGTAGTTCGGCCGTGCTGCTGCCCGTCCGGCCGAACTACGTAGTGTGTGTGTGTGTGTGTGTTTGGGTGTGTGTATAGATAGGGTGGTGAACTACCCGATCCCTACATACTTGGAGTATCAACCCTCCACTATGTCCGGGGTATCAGGGACTTCGAGCTGCTCCTCCACCGTGTCCGGTGTCTGCTCTACGATGACGAGGGGACGGCCGTCTGGTAGTCCGGCGTTGTCGGGTCGAATGTCCCTCCAACCTTGAAGTTCAGTCGTTGCACGTTCGAGCAACTGCTGCACTTGATTGTCAGACAATTGCGCGTTGATAGATACAGACGTAGACAACAACCCTTTAGACGCTGTCTGTCTGTCAGCAGACTGCATTATGTCACGCGCAGCCTGCAAGGCTACCCATGGATTAGGGTCCTCGAGTAGAGTGCTTCGAACTTCGGCCGCTCTGCCGGCGCTCATACGGGTGACCCTGGTAGCATGGCGTATAGCCTCGAACTCATGCTCGAGTACCTCATCCTCCATGAGAGTTCGGATCTCATTGAAGATAGCAGCGACGGGTGGCTCCTTCATCCATCGGATCATACCCTGCCTAGTAGCGGTGTAATCCAGCTCGAATACCCTCTCCCTCGGCTGGGCCATGTAGTCCGATGCTATTAGCAGTATCATGGTACGCTTCATACGTAGTACGTCTTTCTTACCGGCTACCTTATCCAGCTTGTCGATGAGCGGCCGTGCTTTCTCCATCCACCTATAACCATGCTCCTCCACCTGTGCCTCCACCATAGTTTTCTTAGTCCAGCGAAGCATGTCGGTGAAGTCCTGGTTATTAGGTTTAGCCAATGTATTACTCAGCCAGGACATCTTCTCCTGAGAACTAGCATCTTTAGGTGGGCGACTGCCGACCTTGTCGGCATAACCTTTCTTGCCGGTCGCACGTTTCCGCACGTTGCTCGGACTAGCCTTGACGACATCAGGAGTAGGGGGGCCGGACACCTGGGAACTGCCGGCAGCTCGGGGTGGGACACTATAGTCCGGTGCTGGTAGATCGGCCGCTTCACCAAGGCCGGTATCCTCGTCGGTACGCTCCATAGTACCGGGGGGATCGGCCGAGGCCGGGGGACGAGGGA